CCACATTGCCGGCGATGATCACATGTTGGGCAAAGGTCTGTCGCACCAGTTCAACAAAATCACCAAAATGTTCACTGTAGCCGTTGGCCACATCTATGCAGATGAACTTGATCTGTGGCTGTGCTTTGAGTATCACTTGCAGTTTGGCAAACTCTATTTCACTGGTACCGGTACTCACAGCCAAGTGATCAGGATCAATCTCACCGCATTCACGATTCCAATCGGCCACGGTGTGATTTTTGACCATGCACGCAAACATTTCGTGCTGGGCCAGGCTGCGGGCCATGGCCCATGTGCCCACTCCATCCATGTTGGACGCCATGATGGGAACGCCCGACCAAGTTTGTTGGCTGTGTCGGAAACGATAACTGCGACTCAAGTTTACTTCTCGTCTGGTGCCAAGAGTGCTACGCTTGGGCCTTATCAACACATCACGGAAATCCAGTTTGATATCTTCTTCTATACGCATGCTTCTTCTGCCAAATATCGTTGAAGTTCTTTGTCAGTGGGTTCCACTGTGTAGTTTTGTTTGAAAAAGATCTCATAAGAATCTGATCCGTATTTTCCGATACCATACAAATCAGTGGCATCATCGAGATCCCAAAGAGCGAAATCGCAAGTCATCTTTTGCAATCTTTTGGTGCGCACATTGACCATGCCCAGGCTCCAGATCACATCCTTTACTTGTTGCTCGGATGCTTGCACAAACTTGCTTGGCGTAGGCCAATGATGCATAAAGACAGGAAATACAGTTTTTACAGGCTTGCGACCAGTCTGGTTCAACATGATCACTGCCACCATGTGCTGCCAGGCACGGATACGCTGATCCTGTGCTGGCAGTTGTTGTTGGACCATGAGGTCATCACGCAAGGGTTGGATCATTTGTTTATCCATTTTGCCAGAGTTTCGGCGATAAGCACATGACCTTTTTGGTTGGGATGACAGTTGTTTGGGTGGACATATTGATTATCTCTGGCAAGAGTGAATTCGTGTTCACAAGGAGCACCAAATAATTCCGCGCAGGTTTTATCATAAATCTTTGTTTTGTCAATACCAGGAAAATCCAGATCAATTTTATCCCAACCGACGAAGTAATAATCATCAATGTTATAGAGATTACAAATGCGTTGTAAAGCTAATATAGCTAACCTTGTCCGAAATTGATCCTGTAAAGGAGTGTGGAAAAATTTATACCATGCGTGTGCATGAGACCCTCGTGATTGATCTGCCCAGGGATATATTTCTTTGTCTACTCCATCGAAGTCAATGAGACAAGTCCTTGCCGTTGAGGTTATAAAAAATACAGCGACAGTTTGATTAGAATAACCCGGTGATTCAATGTACCTTTCCAACTGCAATATCATCTGTTCATTGCTTGTGGCACTTTTAGAATGATTCTCAAAATTTAATGATAACAAGTTGGACAGAATAACACCATATGGGTTTTCACCGGCTAATAATTCTGCCCCAGCGGGCCAACTATCGCCAAAAGTTACCAATTTTTTCATCAGTATCTTAATTTTGTCTCACAAATCTTTCCAGTCTAGGAGGCTCCCACCCTTCGGGTTTGAGGACTTTGCCATCTTCTCGCCGTGTAACTTTACCGGTGCGCGGATCTACCTTGGCAAAGTTGCTACGCATGACCTCTTTCCAAGCACCTTCAGCATCCACGCCTAGGCTATGTATGGCGCCAGCGGTCACGACCATGATATCTATCAAGGCATCAAGGTCGTCTACAATGTTGTCGCTGGAGCAGAGTTCATCAAACTCTTCACGGATGAGATTGCAATACATCTGGTATTGATCTCGATCAAATTCATCTGTGATCTGTCCACAGGCGTGCATAAACTTGCGTTGATCGTTGAAAATATCGCTCATTGATTATCTCTTAGATATGTTGTTGATTTGGATTCCACTTCCTCCACCATTCCTCCCAGGGAAAAACTATCCACTGCGGAGTTTCATGTTTGTTCACATGTTCTGCGGCGTAGGATACATCTACTTCGTTATGGCTGCTTTCGTTGTTATACAGCACAGCGATTCTTACATTGCCTCCCCAGACACTGGCCCAAGCTGCATCGTTAGGCAGATTCGACCCTTGCCAGTCGCGGCGGATCCAATTGATGGTTGCGCCTGAATCATTGATATCATCTACGATCAGTATCTTGCGTCCTTGGAATGCGTCCTCGGCCATCCAAGCATTGGTTTCGCATTGCTCATCATCTCTTAGGCTGACTTTTAGCGCATGCATGGGTGCCTCTAGATACTGGCTGATGAGATTGGCTGGAATAAGTCCGCCCCTGGTTATGCCTACCACATAGTCAGGGTGGAAATCATCGAGGTACATCTGGCGAATGATTTCTTGCGTTTGTCGTTCTACATCCGACCAGTTGACATAGACCTTTTTCATGCTGCCTTCACATCAACGATGTTGTTTCGAACCATATTGTCAATCCATGCATAAGTTTTCTCTAGTCCATATTCCAAGTTGTCTTGAGGTGCCCAACCAATGGTGTTACGGATCAACTGGTTGTGGCTGTTACGACCCATCACACCCATGGGACCTGGAACATTGTTTATTTTAACAGATTTTTTGGCTATGGTCGACACTAATTGGGCCAGGCCATTGATCGATATCATCCGTTCTGACCCTAGATTTAAAGGAAATTCGCAGTCTGAAGCCTGGATACGATGTATGCCTTCGATGCACTCGTCTATGTACAGGAAACTGCGTGTCTGCACGCCCGGTCCCCAGACTTCGATCTCTCCGGTGCTTTCGGCCACTTTGCGGCACAGGGCAGCAGGAGCTTTTTCCTTGCCATTGTTCCAGGACCCTAACGGACCAAAAACATTGTGCAGTCGGGCGATGCGGGCACGGATACCATAGTTGCGGGCAAAACTCATAAACAGGCGTTCGGAAAACAGTTTCTCCCAACCGTATTCCGAGTCAGGATTGGCTGGGTATGCCGAGTCCTCGCTTAAGAGAGGATTATCTGGATCCTCTTGGTTGTGGCTGGGATACATGCAGGCCGATGATGTGTAGAACACATTCTTCACATTTTTGCGAACCATTTCTTCGGCAATGTTGAGATTGATCATGGCCGAGTTGTGCATGATGTCTGCGTCATTGTCTCCGGTGAAAATGTATCCGGCACCACCCATGTCTGCAGCCAGTTGATAGATGGTATCGATATCTGCGGTGATCAGTTTTCTCACATTGCTCTGCTCTCGCAGATCCATGACATAGAATTCGTCAGCATCAGTGGGTTGGTATTCGTGCCGTTTGATATCAGCGCCAATGACATAGTGTCCTTGCTTTTTGAGACTGGTCACAAGATGGCCTCCGATGAATCCACCTGCTCCACATACTAAAACTTTTTTCTGCATTTGTGTTTCCTTTTAGATATTCTTTAGATTGATCTTTCTAACTGGTAGAATTTCCAATATTGTCCATTCCACCCGTGGTATGATCCAGGATCTGCCTGAGTTTCACGAACTGTACGCAACCCCGCTTGGGACAGGATGTCATTGATTTGATCTTCAGTACGGAAAAAATGCATACCGCTGTGTACTAAATCTGGCTTGACTTTATCGCTGGCGTGTTCCAGAGCATCTGGAGTCTTGAGGCAACTAAATTGGCAATAAATCTTTCCATCAGCGGTGAGATTTATAGATCGTAAGATTCTCACGCATTCTGCGTCATCGCAATGTACCAGCACCAGATGACATAGTGCCATGTCTACCTCAGGAATCAGATGTATTTCTTGAGTATTCCATGTACCTGCTGCGTAAGGTTTGACCCTTGCCAAGGCTTGCTCGCTGATGTCGGCGCAATATAGTGTGTTCACCACTCGTGACAGCGGCTCTGTGGCAGTGGCCAATCCCACTCCTATCTCTAGGAATTTTTTATTTTCCAGATCTTCAGCGGTCAGTGAATACCATTTCATGATTGGTGCTAGTGTGGTACCTGTGAGCCATTGATTGCCACCACGCTGGTGTTGACCCTCCCAGAAATTTTGGAAATCAGGCATGATGAGATTTTTTCATCTGATCGATCACTTGCGCGATACCCTGCCGCACACTGATCTCTGGCCGCCAGTATTTCAGTATATGAGGATCAGGTTCGTTCTTGGCGTCTTTTTGCACCATGTCTTTGCTCGTGGCCGGTTGTACTCTTGTGCCCGGAAAGTGTTCTGCGATGATCTGCGCGACTTCCAGCATGGTCGACCACTCAAAGTTAGTTATATGGTATTCCTGATCTCTAGGCAAGTCTTGGTATTTTTGTCCCAGGATGTAAAGCGCACGGCTGCAGTCGTCGGCATGTAACATCTGGCGGCTTTCCGTGCCGTCGGTGCGCATGTCTATCAATTTATTGTCACGGGCTTTGTTGATAAAGTCTGTGACCACATGGGTTTTTGCTGGATCGAGCTCGATGCCGTAGACATTCCAGAATTTGACCACTAAACCATCCAAGGTACGGGTGATCTTTTCTGCCAGGCTTTTAGTTAGACCGTAAGAACTATAACTCATACTGGCCATCTGGCTGGATGCGAAAATAAATGGCCGTCCTGATTCTTTCAAACATTCAAAAACATTGTGCATGATAGCGACATTGTTCATCATGAAATCATAGGTATCCTGATATCGTGCGAGATAGGCACTGCCACCTACATCCCAGGCCAGGAAGTAAACTAGGTCGCAGTCTTCCAGCGCCCGGCGTAAGCCAGGATTGTACAGTCTGCGGAGATCATACCTACCACCATCTGCGATATCAAATTCTTGCACTGTGTGGCCTTGATTACGCAGATATTGGCACAGGCTTAATCCAATCTGCCCTCGGGATCCCAGAACAAGATATTTCATTTGAGGATCACTCCACTTTTCTTGCGTAAGATGGTCAACCCGTGATTTACAGGAATAGTGCTCCATTCCCATATGGCAGGATCAAGTTCGGCCACAGCCCGATAAGGACCGCCGCCTTGCCACTGTGGATCTTGGCTTTCAGGATCAGATCTATAGTGTGGATGTGCCCCGGAATACATGAGATCATGCAACAATATCACAGTACTGGGAGTGATCATGGGCTCTATCAATTCTAGTTCTCGTTTGACATGAGGATAACTGTGCCAGTCATCAATGTAAACGAGATCATATTGGCCACCTTCTTTGGCCCGTTGATCCAGCCATGCGATGGCATCGCTCTGATGAAATTCCCAAAAAACTTGTAATTCTGCGGGGCAACGGAAAGTGGTTGGATCAAGATCCACCGAATGTACCAGACCACCTAATTCTTTTGCAGCACAAAGAAAAGGCAAGGTTGTATTACCAGTACGCACGCCTAATTCTAAAATACGCTTGGCATGTATCTGCATGGCGATACTAAAACAAGTCAACACATGACGATCGCTGTCTTGTTGTCCATATTTGACCTGGCCTAATAAGTGTTGATATATCTCTGGTCTCATACGGGTACCTTAACTGTTTCCGGAAGATCTTGGCCTTTGAAACCCCATTCTGTATGCCCAGGCTGAGCAGACAATGCCTTGATATCAAGGCTAGCGAAAGATCGATCCTGAGGTTTGCGATCGTGGTGCTGATGGAAAATGCACATGGGGCTGACAAACATATGTTGTTTGATCTGCGCTGTCTCAAATCGCATCAAACTGATGCTATCTACATGCCAGCGATGTTCGATCGTTTCGTACATACCTCGTACGGTAAAAAACACTTCCTTGGCCGCCAACATAAAATCACCGCAGCCATTGGTATGCCAGACGCCGGGTGCTATTCCAGACCGAGGTAACAGGTCTAAAGTGCGCTCGTTTTCGTGTACCGTTTCCGACACACTTGTCCTGTCAGACATGGCGTGTACCACGAATGTATTAGCCACCGCAAAATCTATGAGATCCGCACTGGCCACATCCTTGATACCAGTTGTGGCAAAATCGTATCGATCTGTTCGATACACTGTATCTAGCCGCAGTCGCTTGGCTGCGATCTCATCGATCAATTGTTGGGTAAACAGGATGTCAGGGTTTGTGACCAGTACAAACTCTCCTCGGGCGCGACGGATACCCGCATTTTTGCCATAGAACTCCAGCACAGGATGTTCACTGCCAATTGTATCGTGCAGATCTTTTGAAACAGTGATCACTCGTACTGGCAGATGCCGTGTGTCGTCGATCACATCGGCCAGTGGAGCATAGTCGCCCACAGGGTTCCATTCTACGATGATTAATTCAAAAATGCCTTTGTATTGCGCGACTTGATGATCTAGACTACGAACAAAAGTATTGATGCGGCCCACAAAATCATCGCCGTATCCATCGTTGCGCCCTACTATGACCACGCTAATATAAGGTTTCTTTTTCATGTTGGTATCTCCACTACATCTCCTGCTTTGTCTCTGGTTAAGAATCTAATGTGCCCGGCATATTGTAGTTCCAGGACCTGGCGCACTGCGGCTGGCATTTTGTCGCAAGGTTCAACTACAACGGTATAACCTTGCTCCAGCAATCGTTCGCATAGAGCCAACTGCTGGCTCTCTTCGTAGATATCAGTGTCGGGTTTGTAACTGATAGATCTCATGTAAAATGGTCGCCTATTGGGATTGATATCCATGAAATACCGTGCTAGGAATGCTGTATGATCTTGGTTGAACTTGTCTACTATGATACCCAAGGAAAAATCTAGTCCTATCTTGCGGGCGTAATGCGCGAAAGCGCGATTGTCTCTGGGCAAGCAAGGTCCACCATAGCCAAATCCATAACGGAGATATTTGTTGCCCACGCGGCTATCTGCGCCAATGGCAGCCAGGGCACGATCGACATCTGCCTCAAGGCCTGATCGGATCAGTACTTCGCCTACCATGTTGGCATAACTGATCTTGGTAGTAAGGAAACAGTTGGTACCGATCTTGACCAGTTCAGCGGCAGTGAGGCTCATGGTATGCACATTGGGAGATTTTACAGGTTGGATCTTGTGGTAGACCTCTTTGTATCGATCCATCACCGACTGATCCTCGCCACCAATCAGCACCATGTCTGCATTTTCTAAGTCGCGGATTATTGATCCTTGAGCGATGAATTCAGGATTGTACAGCACAGATATGCCATGACTTCTCAACTGGTCTTGTATGCGCTGGCAATCTCCAGGATTGGTCGTGCAACCGATGACAAGTGTCTTGCCGGAGATATCAAAGTCAGATTCTGCGACATCTTGGACCACTCGTTGCACTGCTGAGATATCGTAACTACCGTCGGCCTTGGATGGTGTTGCTACCATGACATAGATGATATCACTGTGCTGGATCACTTCTCGGGTATCTGTGGTAAACTCTATTCCACAGTCCTTTAACATTTCAGATACACCAGGCTCTGTGGTGTTCACACGCCGATCATTTAGTCCAGCCACATAGTTGGTGCGTATGTCGCTGCCAATCACACGATAGCCACCACGATCCAATAGAAGTGCGAAACAAATACCCAATCGACCTACACCAATGACTCCGATGTTCATAATTTCTCCGCTGTGATCATGAGATGCCATCCCAATCGCCGTTCCAACGCACGGAAAATTTCAGCAGGCATGTGTTCGAACCATGGTTGTTTCTTGTACTGACCTGCCTTATAAGGCTCGACTTGGAAAGGGAAGATATGATCTTGATCCACGGATACAATACGGAAACCAGGACCAATCATGCTCATTAACTGATTTTCAGTGTAGGTATAAGCCACAGGACAACCATATTGCGCTTCGGGTTGATCGTGGCCGGCTTCGATCATGTAGTTCTTCCAGGAGTTGGCGGCATAGACCATGACCTTGAGAGTGGTGCCAGACTTCATATAGTGCTGTGCTTGTTGCAGGATGGCCCCGGGGTTGGGACTGTGATGGATCACACCCCAAGTGAATACTAGATCATATTTCTGGATGGGCACAAAGTTGGTAAGTTCTTCGGCGTTGCCTTGGAAAAAACGACCGGGATAGTCATAGACCTGGAATCGTTGTCGGGTCAACTCAAGGCTTTCTTCGCTGAGTTCCACACCAGTGTAGTCAGCTCCGGCCCGGGCAAAGTTTATGGCCATGGTGCCTATGCCCGATCCAATCTCTAGCACCCGTTTACCGTGCCAGCGGTCAAACTCACAAAAGGTTGGGATATGTGGTTCTGCTGTAAATTTTTTCTTTTCTACCTCATCAAAGTACTCGCGGGTACCAAGAGGTTTATCACTATGTCTGACATTACAAGGGCGAGCATTCCAAAAATCTCTGACTTGATCTATCGTGGCTGACATTTATCTACCTAATTTGATTTTCTCACCGCGACGCAGTGCTGCCATTTTTGCAAAAGGATCTTGCTGGCCATCTCGACAACGGTTCCACCAAGACACATCTTCGCCTTGTGTGCTTAAACATTGAGACAAACGGTCAGCATCAGCGACTCTGCGTTCATTCCAGTTGGCATGATAGAAATCTCTGGGATCATGGGGATTGCCTTCTAGCATGGGACGATTAGCAAAGGTCTCGTCGTTGTTGTTGCCGGTAAGATCTGCACGGTCATGCACCACATCAACATCGATGTCTTGCATGATGTCCAACATATATCCTAGATAACTGCACCAAGTGTCAGTGAGTTGATGCGGTGATAGATATCCAAACAGTTCAAACCACTGCCGAGGTACGATGGGGAATATAGCGTAGGGATGACCGTTGTGCGTGGGCATGCGCAGTACACGGAATCGACCTGTCAGTTCACGGATCCTGGTGTCCCAGCCCTGGCTGTGCATCACGGCATCGTCACCCCAGAAAAACAGCCAATCTCCTCGCGCTGATTTGGCCAACTCATTGAGATACTCATTGAGCCTGATATAGCCCAAGCGCTCAAATCCCATGGCAGTATATCTCACGCCCAGTTCATCTAACCGTGGTGCTATATTGGCGGAAAACCAATCATAACTCGCGGAATCATCGTCGTCAAAGGCCAGCAGCATTTCAATGCTGTGAGGATCATCGGCCAGTTCTGCCAGGGTCAGCAGTGCGGTTTTTAGGCTAGTAGTACGCCCCCTAGTAGGCAGTAGCATACTGATGGCCACAGGTTTTTCTGTCATATCTTAATTATCTGCGTCGGTAATGGCCGCGCTGATTTCTATGACAGCAGATCCTCATTCCATTCTCTGTGCCCTTCACGGAAGGCCATGTTGCTCTGTGTTTCACGCACTTCTACACGGAAACACCACAGACGATCGGCTTCAGCAGGCCCCCACATGTCGGGGATATAGACGCCGTTGACATATTTGTACAGCATGTCTGCTAGGCCCTCGCAGCCCAGTCTCGGCAGCACAGTGAGTTTGGCCATTTTCTTTTCTTGTAGCAAGCGGAATGTGGCCAGTTCAGGATCGTCTTCTGCAACCAAGAGTGTGTGATCAAACTGATCTTCCAAGATACCTTTGAGTTCTTTGAGACCACCATAGTCAGCGGCCCAATTACGAACATCAAGGTCGTCGGTCCCAAAGTAGAACTTCATTGAGAATGAATAGCCATGTATGAGATTGCAATGGCTGTCCGCACGCCATTGGCGATAGGCGCAGGGGAAAGAGTCGTGATACTCTTTGGTTGACACATACTTGTAAACTCTGGTTTCGTGGCTCATGCTTGATCTCCTATCGTATGTTAGCATAGGCGGCAGAGTTTGTAAAGCGGGAATGACGCCAAGACCGCTGAGAAAAAATTATTTATCCGTGGGATTTTTATAATCTGGTTTCTTGTAGTTGGCTTGCCCTGGAATGACTCCACGCACACCTCCAACAGGGTCCTCAGTATCTCCAGCACGGCGAGGAATAAGATGCACATGCGGATACATCACGGTCTGTCCGGCACTGGCACCCATGTTGATACCTATGTTGTAACCATCGCAATCACCTTGCGCTTTCAAAGCTTCACCCCAGGCCACCGCCACACTCATGGCCGCACCGATATCTGACACATCGACCATCTTGGGTACAAACAGCAGGTGTCCAGTAGTGACTGGATAACGATCTCGGTAGATGACGATATTGGGCAGTTCCTTGACCATGTCATCCCAAGGTGCTACGCCCTGCTCTTGCGCTTGTTCTAGATGTGTTTTAATTACCATGATGATTTGATCTCCATTTTTACAGCATACGAATCTTGTGTTGATATCATGCCAGCTGCACTGAATTTTGTTTGACGATTGATAGATGTTTGATAACCCATCCTGGCAAAGACTGCCAGAGGATTATCAAACCCTGCTCTTACATTAGTATATTGGATGTGTCCGCGATTGTCAACACCAGTGGGCAAGGTCAGGTCAACTGATCCACCCACGATCTTGGGCAAGGTTCCTGCCGCGATCTGCCAATCTCCAAACGCATAGGTCACGTCGCTCCAGACAGCAGTTATGGGATTGACACGAGTGACTAGCCCGGGATCAATTTGGGTGGTAGTATACATGGTACCACCACGCATCCTCCAATCATTCTGCCGCCAAGTCACTGTGGCCTCTGTGGTAGTTGATGATTTTACTGTGCCCCAACTTCCGGTGATATTCATCCAGGGAGAATAAGGCATGGTTGTAAATTGCCATGTTCCCCAGAGATTTCCTCCTAGTCGATAATCTGGCATGCCAAACACAAGACTTTGATTATCTGGGCTGGCGCCATACCGGAATCCATTGCTTTGCCCGAATTGTAGATTTGTGACCATGCTCAGTGTTCGAGAACTGTCGTCTTTTTCATCTAGTCTAGAGGACCAAGCATTGAGCATGTTTAAGCGGGTGGATGAGTAATCCATTGCCCAAGCGCGACCAAATGCGTCCTGCACTTTTAAAGAGTTGGCTGTACTACCTAAATTCACACCGCTGATAGAACCAGACAAGGGCCGGAATCCCGACGCAGTGGGTATGGCGATCTTTCCTGCAGGAGAAAGTGCAACAGCAGGATCTAGCAAATTCATGTTCAGATAAGTCCGAGTGCTTTGACTCATGATATCATTTACTTGTGCTGAACTCAACCAAGGCCAGTTTGCTACTATGGCAGCCCTGGTTTGATTGTAAGTCATGCCGTTCAAGGGCGTAATGTAGATGGCACGATGCGTGGCATGACCAGTGTTACCTGGGTCGGTTCCCACTGCGGTGGCGATGTACATGGTACCACTGGCGTCTTGTATCAACGCCACACCAGTACCGGTGAAACTTGAGTTGCTCTCCAGAGCCTTGGCGCCATCTTGGAAGGCCTGGAGAACTGTGGCATAACTGGCTTGATATTCAAACCCGTAGATGTTAGAGGCGCTGTTCCAGATCAGTACCTGAGCGCCGGAGTTGCTGGTCCAAGAGTTGCCCGGAAGCACGATATCAAGCCTACCGTCGCCGTTGATGTCCTTGAACGAGGCATTGTAACTGGCCACGGTGCTGGTATTGTATCCTTTGAGAACTGTGTCAGTGATGTCTGAGAAGTTGCCTGTTCCACCGTTCTTCAAGAACTGGACTTCGCTGAGTTCAGGCCACTGTCCGGTGCCGTACTGATTGGCACGGCTGATGATCACAGCATCGCTGACTACGCCTTGGCTGCTGGCCCGGCGTCCTGTGCCGAGTTCGATATCGGCCAGCACACGAACATCGTGACCACCAGTGAACCCTTGCCCAGCCCATCGCGGGAGTTCGAATCTTGGAGTGGGTAATGCGCTGACATGCGTGACATCGACCCTGCTGTTAGCGAGATCTATGGTGTAGGAATAAAGATTGTTGACGCTACCAGTGGTTGCTCGGGCGCTACCTTGATCTGTGAGGATCACACCTTTGGTGCCCACGGCGGTAAAATCAGCCACGGCGATGCCTGCGCCTCCGGCCTGTGGGTTACCTGCCACTGAGAGCCTGGTAAATGTCCTGTTGGCGTTGCCTAGCAATACTGTAGAACTGCCACCTGCGGTACTCCAAATGTCATCTCGCCCGTCATTGTTCAAGTCGGCGATGGACGAGGCATGAGCATGCGTGGTAGCCGAAAGAACAATGTCTGTGCGTTGATTGAAACTTGAGTTTCCGCTGTTATAAAACACAGCACCTGTACTGGATAGTTCGTAACCGCCACGCAAGGCGATGTCGTCAGTATAGGGACCAGCGTACATATCTCGGTGGCCATCGCCGTCGAAGTCGCCAAATTTGACCTCTTCCTCGACACCAGTGACCCGACGGTCTAGGCTACCAAACCATTGATTGGTTTTGTTGACTAGTTGACCTCCTTGCCAACCCCAGATAGATATATCAAGATTCTGCCAGGTAGCGGCTGTGGCACCCGTGGGATTCTGCCGACCAACTAAGATCAGTTCATCACCACCAGTACCGTCTATATCCTGTGATACCAATGCAGTCTCAGTGGCCACTGCGCCCGATCCGCTCAACGGTTTGACCGATTCTACACGGAGGAACGATGTAGTCGAGGGTTGGATGTAAGGATTACCACCGCCTGGCCCACCCCCACCCCCACCGCCACATCCGGTTAGAGCGATACTAACCGCCGTGGCGATCAATGTAGGTTGTAAAGTTTTCCGCATGATTGCTCCTAGATCTACAGTGATACGCTATTGTACAACGGAGCGAATTTCTGGTCAACCTTGGTAAGTGAGCACTTACCTGGGGGCAAAATCCTGTTGCAGTTTGATGTTGTCTGTGAACTCTTTTTTAACAGCAGGATCTGTGCGGAATGCACCATGTAGCACCGTGGTCTGCGTCAACGAACTATGAGCCATGATGCCACGATTCTCACAACAACCATGCGTGGCCTGGATATACACTCCGACATCTTTTGAGTCAGTGGCCCGCATGATCTCTCGTGCAATATCATTACAAAGTTCTTCTTGCAAGGTTCCTCGACGACTACACCATTGGGCGATGCGTGTGTACTTGCTGAGACCAATGAGTTTCTGTGCCGCTAAGATACCAATATAAGCCACACCCACCACAGGTTGATGATGGTGGCTACACATACTTCGAATCTCCGATCGCACAACCAACATTCCTTCATATCTATCAACGGAATCGTTGGGAAAGGCAGTACAGTCAGGTGCAGCATCATAGCGACCGGCCATGATCTCATTAAAATACATTTTGGCTAATCGTCGGGCCGTGCCTCGTGAATTAGGGTCTGTTTCTCTGTCGATCAACAACCGATCCAGCACTAATTCAAATGCTTCAGTGGCTTCGTTGATCAATTTATGTTTCATTTCTTCAGTGACATAATCACTAATGTTGTCGCCGGCCCAGAAGCGCTTGCCTTCACGCTTCATTTTAAAGCGTATGGCATCGGCGAGATATGCTTCTTCATATCCTTTATCACTCATGATTTGACCTGCTTTCAGCATCGCGTTTTCTCTATCTTCTGATGTAAATGTTGTCAATTATATTCTCCGAGTTAGGGCGGTGGATCGCCAGTCATGAATTAATTTTAGATGGTATTTAGATGTTTGTCAAGAGTTTCGGAATTTATCCATCTAAATCTTTGCTTTATAAGTACATACATAATTACCAGGAGAAATCTATGAGATCTTTTTTTGCATCCATCATTTTAGCTATTTCAACTTCGATATCAGCATCAGAAACTATCACGATTCGTAGTCCATATGATCACAATCATGCTGGTAATTCGGCCCTGCAATCCATCATACAAGTTGCCAATCAAAATCAAAGTGAATACAAATTTGTGTTGATATCTCATCCAGGCGGGCAAGGTACTGTGGCACTGTCTAAAGTTGAGCCTTTGAAAGACATCGCTCTGATCCACCCCAGTTTCGTGCAAAATTCAATTGCAGGAACTGTGAAAGAAAAAAATTGGGTTCCGGTTGGGGCACTAGGAGATGCTTGTTTTTTACTATTGAGCCAAAGAGGTGACAGCAAAGAAGGCATCCGTAGCCTAAAAAAATCTTCAGGTCCTTTTATGATGGGAGTGGTAGGATTGGGCAGTGCGGCACATTTAGTTGCATTGGAAATTTCATCAACTATAGACGTGATCATTGATCCAGTGATGTTTAAAAGTGCAGGCGAAGCAATTCTTACCATGGTAGCACAAGATGAAATGACCATGGCCATGGGTACCGTTACTCAATTACGCACTCTATCATCCAAAAAAGGATCGGTGACACCACTGGCAGCATTTTGCCCTACTCGACATCCTGATTTACCAGAAGTGTCAACCATGCAAGAACAAGGAATTAAGACACCATTGATTTTTAACATACTAGTGGCTAGTGTAGAAATGCCAAAATTTAAAAGAGATCAGATATCTCGGATCTGGGATTCCGCATCAAAAGCCGTGGGTAAAGACACAATATTTGCCCAAAGTGGATTTATAAGTCCGCATTTCCAAAACATCAGCATAGAGGATTATTATCGCCAACGTATATCTGACATGCATCGGGCACTTGAAAAACACAAAGGAAAAGTCATCGCCAAATGAAAAGAGCAGTGATTTGTGTATCTCGGCCATGGGAAGTAATCGATCATTATGAAAAGGATTACAGCATCATGGTTGTCAATCCATCGACCACTCCTGACAGATTACGGTACCTTTTAGATAATTCTGACTATTCTGTATTGGTATCAGACCATGGAGTTAAAACAAGGAATGGTTGCGATTACTCAGGAGAAAAGGTCTATTGGTATACATCTGGAACTACCGGCGATAGTAAATTCTTTAGTTTCAGTGCAGAGCAATTGGATATCATGAGCAAAACCATTTGTTGTGCTTATGATATCACAGCCAATGATAGATATTTTAGTGTGATGCCACTGTGGCACGGACATGGGCAGGGTTTCTATTGGGCTATGCGTTTGATAGGCTGCGAAGCCGTGTACGGGAATATATTTGATCAAGAAAAGATTGAAAAATTACAACCAACTTTCATTACCAGTATTCCAGACATGATGAAGGTTTTCATGACATACAATCTAGAAAATCTAAGATTCGTAAGGACTGCGAGTTCTTCACTGACCAATAACTTGTATGATGCTATAAAAAAACGTTGGCAGTGTCCGGTGATTGAAGCGTTTGGCATGACCGAAGCACTGAGCCATTGTTTCACTAATTCCTTGCACGGAGAACAGCGGATTGGTACTGTTGGATTGCCTGATGGCATACAGGCAGAATTAAGGAATCAACATCTCTGGATCCAAGGTCCATGCACTGTGAATAGAGATTGGGTGGATACAGGTGATCTTGCAGAGCAAGACGATCAAGGTTATGTAAAAATATTAGGAAGATCTGTAGATAGAATCAATGTCAAAGGTTACAAGATTGATCCACTTAGTATCGAAAATCAACTCTATAACCAATTTGAAGATATCAAAGAGGTTGCAGTTTTCGGCTCCGATCGACTCAAGTGTGTGTTTGTGGGCGATGTAGATCTGCATAAGGTAAGTGCTTTTCTAGTATCTCTTGGTTCGGCCTGCAGGCCTAGATTTTTACAGCAAATAGATGAAATCCCAAAAAACACGGCCGGTAAAATAAGCAGATCTTTGTTGGAACAATATTTTTCATAAAGCCAGTTCTAAACTTGTACGATCATCCACTAGTTTCCGTCCTGCCCAGGTACCACTGCTGGCTACAGATTCAGTCAATCTACCATTGGCATAAAAATTACACCATGCCGGAGTCAATATCTTGGTCTCTGGATATCCAAAAAACTGGTTATTAATGCCTACGAAATTTCCATGGCCTATGGAGCAGAAAGAAAAATAACCGTAAGGAGCTATATGGCATAGATCGCCAATAATGACTTCGTGGCTGATCATTACAAAATTTGTGATACAGGAAAAATCACCCACCTTTGCATCATCATACAGAACATTTTTATGATTAATCAGGGTACTGCGTCCAATGGTTACATTGTGACCTAGCACTGAATCCGCACTTACCACGCTGAATAAATCAGCAGGTACATCCTTGAAAAAATTTTTTACTTTCAATCTGAACGATACATTGCTCATAACACACATAAATTGATGATCTTGGAGCCATGTCTGGCTTTGTTGTTCTAACTCTTCGATGCTAACAAGTTGGGAGGATCGAGAAGGAGAAAAATATCTATTCAAACAACGATTATGGTAACTGTGACCTACAAAGACCAATGGTTTATCGTGGTCATATAAAATTTTATAATTCATATGTTTAGGGCAGTTTTCCAGATCCAAGATATTTGTTAAAACACAATCTGTTATTGCCAGCACCTCGATCATAATCTTTCCACCGCTGATCGCCCAGGCCAAATATCACTGTAGGACTAATAGTGGCCCCCAACTGGTTACACCATTCATTTTGTCGATCACGATATCGTGTGGGTATGTAATCTGGACCAAACGCCTGCAACAATTCACAGCCTAGATATGCTCCTACACGATTGGTGTAATTGGTCTTGTTGAGCACAAACAAAGGATCATCGTCGTCATATCTGGTCACCCGCATACCAATGCGAGCATGTGACAACGGAAAACTCTTGCTCATGCTAAAAGTCACATCCCTGATGCATGACCATGTGAGATCGATATCAAGTCCAGCGCAGATGCCCATATAGGCACAATCTAACAATACAGGAATATCCATTGCTTCACATAATGACAGCACTCGATCCATGTCGTCGTGTTTGCCGCCGGTATCTGCAAATGGGTAACTGATCACAACCGCATCTCCGGATCTTAGATCATCGTGATCTATGTAACACCAGTTAGGAAAACAATTCCGCCAACTAAGGATATGATACATGTATTCTCCTCGGAAGCAGCGGAATCGTCTGGTATGATTTTTAAGATAGAATTTGTCAAAAGCCTCAGTGGTAGCGTTGGTATAACAGGCATGAGAGAATTGATCGAGACCTTGCACCTGATTAGATTGTGTAGACTGGATCCAAACACGGTACTGCTCCAAAAATCTATGAGTCATGGTATCATCATTCAGAATGCTCGGCAGATCAATCTTTATATCTTTGATCTTGGCCAACTGATCGGGATCCTGCACGGCCCCGGCTCCACCAAATGGCAGTATTTTGAGATTGGGTAAAGTGCTCACAGTCTTACACCTGTTATTTGTAAAGTATAGCGTGGAATACTGCCAAGATTTCCGGCCATGTGCGGAGCGTCTCCTTGCCAAGCTACAAAGGTTCCAGCTGGATATTGATTACAGGGTTTTGAATCAATCTCAAACAAGAAGCCAGGTTGCCAGTCTTGCATGAACACGATTGCTCTCCAGATATCCTTGACTTGCACATCAAACACCTTGGTAAATCTTGCATAGGTATCCTGATGATATGGTAGCAGATCACCAGGCATCATTTTGTAATACGAAGTACCCACATGATCGAGATCTAGCCCGGCGCTCCTGATATCTTGTAAAATGGTAGAGGTACACCCCGGCTGTTGTCGCCGATAGTCGGCTTGTAAGCCGCTGCGGTAAATGGAACCGTATAGATCATTCCATCTTTGCATGGTGTCCGGGTCATTAAACTCTTCGTAGAAATAATCCATGCCTTCGATATCCGACATGGACCACGAAACAGGTATCTGTCCTTGGAAATGGGTCATTGATGATCTCTCATGTCAATTGGTTTTTTGGACTGTTCATCATACCAATACAAACTTCGATGTGGTTGTGTGTGTGGAGTGCTATTGCTTTGATAATAGAAAATCCGTAGGGCTATCCTAGAATTATTTTCGGGACAATCAATGGGTTGCGGATATCCATGGTACAATCTTTCGTCATAGTCCCATATCAACAATCTGTTGCTCAAACAGTCTATAGTCTGCACAGGCCCTTGTCTATCAAAATCCCAAAACTCCAAAGCACCGCCCCATTCTGATTGCCATCTGGGATTTATATACAGTATCAAACTCAAACAACGATTTAGTCTTAACTCATCGTTCCAATTGAAATCAGTGTGTAATTTTAGACTGTGTCCATTGTGCGTTTCGCTCACGCCTGCTCCAATGAGATGAGGGTCACTGATCAAATTACTCAATCCAGTGATATTCTCAAGCCAGTCTAGGAACGCACCGCTGTTGAACCCATGACATAAAGTTTGCAGTACAGGGGATGCTTGGAAATTTTTGGACTCTCGCATGCAACTTCCATTGCGTGTAAATCGAGTCCAGTAGTCCTGTGGGATCAATGTTGTCTGCTGAGATACCTCAGAAAAAAGATCCTGTGGTAAAAAATCATCTATCACTAAAAATGGGACAGGTTTTCCATTTTTGTAATCCCATAGATAATCCCTAGGATGGAATTTTTTTGGAAGTTCATTAAAAAAAGTGTATAAGTCTTGATGTACATCTTTATCCATGATCCTATTTAACCGTTTTCTCCTAGCAAAGAGAATATTTTGTGTTTTATGCAAGACGAGTAAATGGAGTCAAACATTCCAGATTGGAAATTTTCTTGATTCATCTTGCGTTGTTGATATGTGGCCCGATAAACAGCGTCGAGGTCTTGATTCATAAGATCATCAAGTATTTCATGCATCCGGTCAATCCTAGATTGCCAGTCCATTTCGTTATCATAATAAGAATGGTCAATGACATCGTCGAAAACCTGCACGCCCACGGATCTCAGATAATCAATGCTACCAGGATTGCCCACAGATAAAAATAATTGTCCAGAGGCCACGGGTTTCCATGTTTTTTCGCTCATGTAAATGCCGTCAATCACAGAGTGCTCGGTGATGATATTAATATACGAATCAGTATAAGCTGGATTATCTAGATTCCATATATAGGTTTTACCAAAATAATTTGAATCTTTGAACCGAGGTGATTCAAAGAATTGATCTTTGCATTTATTCCAACTCTCCCATATTTCTTCTGACAGTTGAGGATCATCGGGTCTTGGGTGTAGTTGATCATGCATGGACCAAAGACATTCACTAAAATATTTTTTATCTTTGGCCTTGTACCAGTTGTAGATACGATGAGGTCTAGCAAAATGATTCAGACATGATATTTTGTATCTCCTCGGTAATATCAGATTCCGTTGGCTGGGATAGATAAATTTGCTCTTACTGTTATGATATTCAGACGGATAAAATAAAAGATTTGGTCGCCGTTGATGATCCTCGGGTCGATGGCTGAGTAATAGAAACTTACAGTCGTCTGATTCAAGTTGATCATAAACACAATCTATTAGCCGGTGTTTGCCAGGTCCCCAGTGTTCTGTACTGAGATCTACAACCAGCAATAGATTTTTATGTACTGATTCAGAGATGACTCGATTTAGATTATCTTTCCAATAGTTTTCGATAAAATAGATATGATCAATGTATAATATTTTTGGATGTTGTTTCCAGGGTTCTATAATGTCGCGACACATGACTTAGTGCGTATACCACTGTTGATCGTCTAACAATATAGCACCACATTTGCCCACACTCAATGGCTTACCGTAGTCAAAATAAGGAGCTCCAGTATATAGAGACAGTTCGTGTTCTAGATGAAATAGTTGATCAAAATTCATTGCGAAAGGTGATCCTTTTTTATTTCGCGCACCGAACAACCTAATCTGTCTGCCATGGCATTTTTTAACTGAATTCGTTGATTATTGAGATTTCTTATTTCCAACGCCCGTCGCCCTATTTCTTCAAGAGAGAGTTCATGATCTCGTCCAGATTTTAATTCACTTTCTTTGTTCCAAATATCGTTATGTATAGATACTAGTTGAGTATATAGATCTTGTATCAATCCAAAATCAAGTCCTACTACCTGGTCTCTATACCAGTCTAGTTCGGGTTTATTTTTTTGGCTTCTTTGCCACTTGATTTCCGCGATTGCCAATCGATCAAATAATTCAATGACTGGAAATACACTGTTTTTCTGTTGTAATCGCAGGTAATCTAATAGATGTTGGGCCCAAAGGGCATGCCCTTGTGGGTTGAAATGCGCATCTTCATCGCTGATAAAACATTTATTTTCCAATATAAAATCCAAGGTGTACCCGGCGCCCTGCAAATCTAAGTCATGTACACTATCATGGCTAAAGAAAAAAGGAACATGTGTGCCTGTACAGGTACCCTTAACTGCGTGAAAATATCCAGACAACGATATTTTTTGTTCGATAAGAGAATAATAATCTCTAAACCATACATCATAGAAATGATTAGATGTGTGTTGAGGACTAAAGTTACACCATTTATCTACTGTATCATTGAGAGGATTCCGGCTTCTAATAATTTTAACATCGTTTATATTCCACATAAAACTACGAGCCAATGACTGTTCGTGATTGGGATTGTCTGGATCATAAACAAAACTTTTACGAGACGGGTGGCTCCATCCTACTATTACCACATCCTCAGGTTTAATCAACGCTTTGTTAGACAGGTAACATTGATAGATATAAAAATTATCTGCTGCAGGGACTGCAAAATTTTTTAATTCACCGCATAATTCTTGCGCTATGATTTCCGGCCAGCCCAAGACATTTTTTTGGAGTTTATAAGGCAAGCATAAACTATCGCCGAAGACCCAAATTTTCATAGATATAATTGTTCAATTTTTTTTGGATTATTCAAGATATCTTGGATCTGGTTGTTGGTATGATTCGGCCGACAGGGTCGGCATAGAGATACATTGGTACCATGGTAGATAGCATGATGTCTATCTTTCTGCCACAAATCGCGGAAATCACCTTGATCCCATCTACCAAGGGCAAAATTAGGATTGCCTTTGTTATCACAACAAACATATATGTATCCTTCAGCACAGAATACTGGAAAATGATACATTTGATGGCATCTTTTGTAGTGGCGGGGTTGGGTCTTATTTTCGTTAATCCAGTAGGGTACGCCGGTCCGATCGCTGGCTTGTTTGATCCAGAGTTTCAATTCATCGGTAATTTTATGCGCTTTCCCTTCATAGATAACAGGTCTAAAGTAAAGTGCTCGACCGTTTATTTCTTTCACATAGTTGAATAAATCATCTATGGCCAGTTTGTTATCATTGAAGGGATTTATCAAACACTTAAAATCCACATTGATTCCTGCCTTGATAAGTTCGCTAGCGTTCTCTTTCACTCTTTGAAAAAGACTCTTGCTTGTCAGACTACGGCGAATCCGTTCATAGAGTTCTTCTGTCCCGGCATCAATGTCAATACCGATCCACGCAATTTTTTGCAGTTTTGCCACTGTTACGGAATCCAGTAGTCGATTCAATTTACTTCCATTTGTAGTAATAGATGTTAGGAAACCAAGATCGATTGTGTGTTCAATGACATGCTCGTAGCCTGACAATACCGTGGGCTCCCCACCACCTGGGTAGGTTATAGCATGCGTTGTACCAAAACTGTTGGGACTGTGTGATCGCCAAGTCACAAGACGATCAAGCAAATCAATGTATTCTGTATATTTTTTTTGAACAGGAGCGGTTGTACGGTGTTCTGCCGAATTACAATAATAGCAATCCTGATTGCATATGTTGGTTAGATCAATATCCACTTGGGCAGGCAACAAAATTTTGCTGTCCTGATTTCTCATCCAATGTACGAGTTCAGCTGCGTGATACATGCTTGCCCAATAAATTATCCTTGCAAAAATTTTAGATCATTTTCTGGATTTATCAATATCATCTAGTGTACCAGGCCCAGGCGTGACTGATCATGTCATCCAATGTCCACCGAGGTTGCCAGCCCGATGCCTTAATAAACTTGTCAGCGGATGCAGTAAGAAGAGCCGGGTCTCCTTCTCTTTTGGGACCCACTGTGATTTTTAACTTGCGTTCAGTGATCCGCTCGGCCGCTGTGATGATTTCTCTGTTGCTGACACCTTGCTTGGTTCCGAGGTTGTAGACACCACTGGACAAAGATTTATCAATACATCGAATGTGTGCATCTGCGATATCTTGCACATGTACATAATCTCTGACGCAGGTGCCGTCGGGGGTGGCATAGTCTTCGCCATTTAATACAAATTCTCGATCATTTTTCAAAGCTTCCAGCACTCGAGCGATGATATGGGTGGCGCCAGATCGCTGTCCATGGCGGCCTTGGCTGTCTGCACTACAGGCATTGAAATATCTCAAAGCCACGAAATCGAGATTGTAGGCATGCTTATAACTGTTCATCATCCATTCGATCATGAGTTTGCTTTGACCGTAGGGGCTGATAGGTTCGCAAGGATCAACTTCGCTACACGGAGTCATGATAGGCTCACCGTAACAGGCAGCCGAACTGCTGAAGATTACACGGGTATTGATTTTATTATCCACGATGTAATCTAATAGTTTTTTTGTCTTGACAAAGTTATTGTTATAATAGTCAGCGGGCCGTCCCAGGCTGGGACCGACCAAACTGGAGCCTGCACAATGGACCACAGCCACGGGATCGAATTGATGTAACAAATCCAAGGCATAGGAGTTGCTGAAATCTTCTTGATAGAATCTGTCGGCCACAAATCCAAGATGGCTTGGGCAGACCACAGTGTCTACACCAACGACTCTGTAGTCATGATCCTTGAGGCGTAGCATGGTTTCGCCTCCTATGAAACCGCCAGCACCAGTCACTAATACAGTCTTGTTCATTTAAGCCTCGACTTTGATTATGTGATATTTGTTAGCAGGAACATGATCTCTGTATCGATTACCAGAACGGTTCCATTGCTCTCCTTGCCCTGTGATAATGTCTACCACACGATCCACAGTGCCGTTGTTCCAATCGGATATGAGACCCATGTTATGGTGCGGTTGATCCAGCAGTTGTTCTAACTTAGCAAAGGCATCATCCAGGCTCCAAGGAACATAAAGACGATCAGGATCATTGGCAAAAGTTTCAGGAAAACTACGATAAGCAGGATATAGAACATTACAACCAAGAGTATCGGCCTCCGAGACGGTGTTGGAGACCCAGTCCTGAAGAGCACAATTAAATAATACGCGAGTATCATTAAGCAGAGTGTAATAATCATTTTTCTTCAACCCGTCGTAGATTTTCAATTTGCCGTCGGCCTGCATGGCTCGGGCACGCTCAAGGTATTTAGGATTGTTAGATCGCAATGTACCACCCGAAAACACCGCAAACTCGACATCCTTGTAGCGACCTTTTGAAAGATACATTTCAATTAGGTCCATATAGAAGTCAGGTTGCTTTTCCTGGTCAAACCTGGCAGCGAACCCCACTCGCATCTTGCGATCGCTGAATGGTTTTACTCGGTCGTGGCCACCGATGCGTTCTAGCACTTCTGATTTGCCAAATGCCAAACCTGAAATATTGTAGATAGGCGCGGTCCAGCCTGCGATACGCATGTGAGCGACCATTTCCTCATTGGTGGCTAATACATGCACGTTGGGTATCTGGTTGACCATGCGTTCATAAGTGCTCATCCAGCCGGCCATGTTCCATACATGCACGAAGTCATCAGGATCGATGGCCTGTGCCAGGCAGCGTACAAAGACACGAGGTCTGAGATTTGTTGGCACTTGATCAATGATATAAGGCAGCGATTCTATGCCAGGCTGGAACATGTCTTCGAAGTAGATCACATCTTGATCAGTGACATCACCGTCTCGCATCATCTGTACTAGATTCATCATCTGGCTCATGGCAAAATAACTGCGACCATGTGCATCTAGAACCTGACCTACTGAGATGCTCTGCGTGTTGTCGATGGTTGACCCGGGCACATATACAACATCTAGCCCACGACGATCAAAAACACGACGATTCCATTCTGTGAGTTGTAGAGAGTAGCGTGCTTCATACGACTCCAAACCCATATAGAATAACTTACGCATTATCGACTCCTACGATTGGAGTCTTGGATCCACATGTCCTTGGCGAATTTACCCTGCACATTCTTGTTGAACTGCTGGTAGGCGTAACTCTTCCAGTTGTATAGATCGGCTTCGTTGAATTTATAACCGAAATCTTGACAGAAACGCAGATATTGTTCGAGGTCCTCAAATATAGCATTTACTCGAGGGTTAGATTTGAACTGTGGCTTGGCCATTGTTCGTCCTTTTTAGATATTGACAGAAAGGTTAGGGCGGTGAGTTTCATACTTGATCAAGCAGCCGTTCTCACCATCTTCGGCCACTTCTATCCACACACTACGACCTGGATAGCGGTCTGCGATACGAGTATATAGTTCGTCTGCGATCATCTCGCAGGATTTGTAGTCGAGTTGGAGTCCAGCGGTTGATGCCAGTCCAGTTCTATCTTGATTATTGGAAACGGCCCGATCTGGCACGCTGGTACCCAGGGATCCGGATGGCGTGTACAGTGACAGGAGCCACCGCTTGAACTGGATGAACTCGATGTCCCGGTCATTATGGAACACATCGATCCACACCCGGAAATGGAAGATATGACGATGAGGATAACCAAGGAACGAAACATCATATTCATCTCCAGTGGCCAGACTAGGATCTGTCAAGGCTGCAGGATATTTATGGATGCCTTCCATTCGGAAAGTGATCCATATCCGTCTTTGCGCTTGTTCCATTATGCGTTGTGCGGTTTCTTGCAAGGCTTGTTGTCTTTGTTCACTCATGATATGATATCATCCTTTTCGTATTTAGACCAATCGGTGAATTTTGATCGACGCATGAGATCTTGTAACTGATGTACCCAAACTCCGGGATTCGTATCAGCAAAATCTCGATCATCAATCTTGACACAGGTATTATAGTTCCACAATTTTATATAGGGTATGGGCACTTTGATAATGGGGATGAATCGATCACGCTCGCAGAGCCCACCTTCGTGGAACTCCTCTACATACTGGAATGGTATGTCCAGGCTGCACCAGTATCCGCGATCAAGAAAGGTCTGGATCACATTTTCCCATCCAGTGTGCTCAGCCGGTGTAGTGGGGCGATAACTGTCGTTGGCTCCAAAGAAGATATGATCTACTGCGCGAGGTATGTCTAGTTTGGCTTCAATCTCTTCAACAGTATGATAACCAATAACAAACAAAGTTTGTCGGCCAAACGCAGGTGTGTGCTCGACTTCTTCTCCAAAAAAGAAATCAGCAGATTCGTGTCCCAATCTATTCATCGTGTCCTATTTCCTGGTCGTGTTCATATTGTTTGCGACGCAATTCTGCCAGTTGATCTCGCAATTGTAATCTTTGCTTCTTGAGATTATTTAGATGAACATCATCAAACTTGCCGGTTTTTTCCATGCCGTCAATTTGTTTGTCTAGGGCTTCATGCATCTGTTCTAGATGGCGGATGCGATTTTCGTACATTATACGCTGTCCTCTAATGTGTCAAGTCGGGATCGATCAAATTCTTCTTCGGCTTCAAATTCTTCTGTGACTTCAAATAAGTTATTGAACATGGTATGGGCATTGACTGCTCTTTTTCCTGTGAATCCTCGAGTACCAACGATCCTTTCCCATATTTTAGCATGATCATCGATTATGGACAACGACTTTGAGCGATCTCGGGCGGCAAACACTTGATCAATGATCTTTCGGGCATCATAGTCTGAGTTGGTTGGATGTACCATCATGTCCGGACAGATCCCTTGATCATATTGTCGATTGGCACGCTGTACTGATTCGATATGCATCCAGACATTGTGACCCATCATGAGAGCATAACTGAAACTGTCCCAACTGGTTTTACCTTCTTTGCCGATCTTGTTGACATCACCGGGTTTGTACACGCAGACATCCTGTATTTTCAATCGGGCTGATATGGGACTATCTTCAAATTCAGCATGGATGCCATCTGCTATCACTGCATCACGGAAGGATCGATTGTCAGTGGCGTACTTTTTATCGTCAGCAGTAGGGCTCATCTGATATGACCATTTGTTGCGATTGTCAGTGAATATGCTGTGATAGATCTGTCCATTGGCCGTGGCCAAGAATGGGCTGGCACAGTCGAAACTGATGGTAAAGTTTGGATTGGCATATCGACGGACAGCCCGTTGTATGTCAGTGAGTAGCACCGCCCATTCCAGTTTGGATGTGCCCAGGAAGTGCATCCAGTCATGGACACCCGGTTGTAGCAAACCATCGTGTATCAGATGGACCAGGCGTTTGAGAACGAGATGTACATCACACATGTTCTGACCACCCATGCCCCAACCATTGAAATGGCGATCTGGATATTTGTTGGGATCTGAATAGTGTTTCATGAGATCATACCAATGATCTGCTTCGGCATGATTGCCGCCCTGCAACACATTGAGTATCTTGGTATCGCCATAGCGATTGGCAATCCAATAGTCGTTATTGTACTTGGTTGCATTCACAGCATCTTCGTAACTGAAGATTCCGCAGGCCTGTGCTGCCACAGGGTCACGGAATGTCCAGGTGGGTATGTCCATGGTCATGCCATGTGTGGCTATACCCATTTGCCACTTCAGCACCTTCTCTCGCTGTGCTTCGGCTTTTTTGTCTGTAAAATCAGCCCAGCGCCCGGGCCACACTCCCTTGGCTATCTGGAATCCACCTGAGTCTGCCAGCATGATGGTATTGGCGTCACGATTTCGAACCATGTCTTCCTTGGGGTCGACCTTGTTGAGATCTAGATTGGCGTGTCCGGCTGAATACAGGCTCCAACGATAAGGAAATAGGCCTTTCTGCGGATTCAACCAGTTCATTGATTCCATGTCGGGCATGGCAGAGGGCATGCGTGTAGATTCTACATATTGGCTGGTACGCTGTCGCCCTATATACGATGCATAAAATGAACTTATGGCTGGCAAGAATATGGCATAGTCTTGCTGCTTGTTACTAAGATTATCTTGTTCAATCTTTGAATTCGACATCGGGTCTCGCTTGTTTTATAAAATCATAATCAGGCTCGTAGCGTTTTTTAACACGCTTGACAAGATCGGGGCGATGATGTAACTTTGCTTGGATAAACTCCTGCACTTTTCGAGTTGACGGATTGGACGAACCTAGATTTCGATCTATGTTTTCTCCGGCAGGTGGTAACTCTAAGTATGGGCCTAACTTGGAATCTATTTCTTCCATCATGAAATAGGTCTTTTTAGCGTTGGGAAAAAGTCCTCGGATCACATCACACTGCATCTGCGTATGATCGTCAAACCTATCAATGACATCAAAAATCAGTCTTTCTACCAGTGGATTATACATCGATACAAAGTCGTCCCCAGACCAAGCATTGTCATGTTCAGTTGGCTCATCAATTCCAGGATAAAGTGGTCCATTTGGGCCATAGACATTTAGTATGTAACTAGTGATGTACTGTGAAAATCCACTGATCCAACGATCTAGAGGATTTCTTAATACAGCAACTAATTCTTTGGTCTGGAACATATCCTCAGCTTTCACTACTTGCCATTCATGATAAGTCGTCCAACTGTACAAGTAACTGGATGCGTTTTTTGGCACATTGACCAAGAATCGATCATCATTGACTCCTTGTTTTATTCCACGCCGAAGTTTTATTAATCCAGACCCAGGAATGTAATTCCTGATATTTTGTTGTCTTTGATCCAGTGTCACTTGCTCTGTGCCGGAAGGATATAGTTGTATTCTGCGATACCCGAGTTTACTGTGATCATGGCAGCACCATCATCAGAGATGCGCACAGTCTTGTCCCCAGTGAGATCCAGGATCGAGATCACTTGTTTCACTGGCCATGCCCATGCCCTCTTGAGTGATCCGGTGATGCCAGCATGGAATACGAATTCTCCAGCATGGGTCGAGTGATCACCAAAGACAAACTTCAATGTGTCTTTGTCTGTCTTGGCCTGGAAATTGTTCTCTTCCGCGTTGGCCTGTGCCTGCATCTTTAGACGCTGGATTCCGGCCACTGTAGGTTCAAACTCAATGTTCCAGTTGGCCCCACGGAACTTGGCAGTCTTGAGCTTTTCTGCGATGATCTCTGAAGTCATGAAACGATAGTCGTTCTTGAAGTCCCCTGACGCATTCTTGAAATGCAACCCTACCGGAGTTGGAGCCCCGTTGCGTTCTTGCCGTGTGACTGAGATATCGGCATTCTCGCGATATTCACCGAGATTAAGCAAGATCTTGAGTTTGCTAAGATTGGGCATGCCAAAGGTTCCGATGAACTCTGGAACCGGAGCAAGGAACTTGCCTTGAACCACTACTGATTTGTCTTCGGCGATACCGTCGATCACGGTTTCTTTGTCTGTGCCGGTGATCTTGATCAGATCAATACAGCCAAGATCATATGTGTGTTCTACTAAGTCTAATAGATGGTCTCTCATCGTGGGTTCCTTTGTTTAATTGTTTTCCTAAGTTGTTTGATGCTGTAGTCGTTTCGCAATCGTTCCGGAGTATCGATATTTAGATCTATAGCCCGTTGTATCAACATTTCTCTTTCTTCTGTATTATAAGTTTTTGGCGTATGTGTGTCAACCACTGTTTCCGGCGGTTTGGTGGTGCCTGCCTTTGGCGCCCGAGGCCCAGGCTTATGAATGACCTTGGCCAATGCTTGTCCGGCCCGCAAACTTGATTTTTCTCCAGGTCGTTGCAATTCGATCCATGTCACCGCCCGATCCAATTCATGTCTTAATTCTAAAGAAAAACCAATCATTTGGCTGATTGATATGATCATAGACCCTGGCGTGTAACACATGAACATCCGTTCGGCATTGGCCACACCGCCGGCCAAATCTCCATCGTTGATACTGAAGGCAAAAACACCACCTGGGCGCAATTTCTTGTAGACTTCGGTGAGATATTGTTTGATCACCTCAAAAGGTTTGTAATGGAAAAAGTTCCATGCCATTACGAATCCCATTTGGTCATCGGGCAAGGCCTGCAAAATCTCATGGTCATCTCTTTCAGCTACACAGATCCATCTTACACGGCCATTGTAAACCTGATTAAATCTAGATCGAGCTGGATCCAAAAGATCATTGTGATGATCGACCACATACAATGGATCAAATGCTACCATTTGATCGATCCAGGCTTCTCTTCCGGGTCGGATGATGGCAGCGGGATGCTTCCATGTATCTCTGCGTCGTATGCGTGACAGCACGAAATCTTCGGTCTGGCTGGTTATCTGTATGCGGCGATCCAAGATGTAACCAGGAGTATCCCCGCGGCACATGTCCTGATACAATCCGTAACTGCGTGCTAAGTAGGCTGCTTGATTTCGTTCAATCTCCTGGCCAACATCCTTCTTGATTTGGGTCAATGATTGTTGGAAATCTTGTAATCCCGCGACTATGGTTGCCTTAGCATGTTCCAAAGTAGAGATATGATCTGCATTGGGCTGCTTGTTATTAGCCACCGAATAAATCACAGGATCTATCTCTCTGCGTAGATAATCTATGCTACCATCTTGAGTGATCTCTTCAAGGTGTCTGCGGTAGGCGACTAATTCCGACAGTATCATGCTAGAACTCAAACAATGATTGGAAAGTGTTGTCTGTGTTGGTCGATGCGGCAAGGTCCCATTCCAACACACCCAGCAGGTTGTCTAACTTGCTATCAATCACAGTGGCCTCCATCTCCGAGTCGTCAAACGGCAGTTCTCGGAACCATGCTGGTAGATGAAGTTCGTCAGTGGGATACCCTATTGATGTCCAGTTTAACACATTGGGTTTGAGTTTACACACAATGGTCTTCATGCCATCCACTATCTGCATGCTGTAATTGTCACTGTTCATCTTTCGCATGCTGTTCCAGTTCAGTGCGGCTCGTACATGTCCGGGCATGTTGGCTCGGCCCAAGCGCTCTTCTTCTTTTTGAAACTTGGTCAGATTGTTCACACGCTTGGGGGTGCCTTTCTCCCAGCCTGGCCTTTCTTTGAACTCATACTTGAAATTCTTGATCTTTTCAACCACTGAATCTCGTTCATTCCCGGTGAGCACATCATTGAGCACATCACTGAGGAAATCCTGGATGATCTTGGGAGTATCTGATCTCTTGAGATCCAGCCCCATGGCTTTGACTTTGCCTGGTTTACCATTGACATCAATGCGTCGGCCTTCTTTATCAATGATCATCACAGCATAACGTTTCTTAGTAATGAATAATCCGCGGCTGGCTACAACCTCTCGACCACCCTTGATCACGGATCCCATTTCCCTGGGCACATGGAACGCCCGCTCCATGAAGCCGGGAAAACTCTGGTTCACTTGTTCTGCTATGCCATCATACAGCGCGATACAGGTTTCCTTTGACCACTCCATGCGGCCTTCCTCTACTTCTTTTTTCAACACAGGCCATGCAGAGAAATAACAGGAATCTGTATCACCATAGATGATACATTCACCTACATGATCATATTTTCCCGTGATGCATTCGTTGACATAGGCATCCATGTGGTAGGCTATGGCACGGCCAGTTAAGGTAGTACTCTGGCCGATGCGCTTGTCAAAGAATCTACAACCGGGATTCAAGATCGCTCCGTATAAGCTGTTCAAGTTGATCTTCTTGACCAATTGTCTCTTATCCCAATATTCCTCATCTTCTTTGGTCTTGCACTCTTTGAGTCGGGCTTGCATCTCTTTGCGTTCGGCATACCAACGTTTGAGCAACCCAGGAATCACTGCTTCAGTTTCATAGGTAAAGATAGTTCCATTGGCCGACAGCATCCAGGGCTGGTTGCTATCAAAAATCATCTTCCAGACTTCTGCAGAAGAGTGTACGCTTTCAGCGCCATCCTGCCAGTCGATGGTGATCTCTGTGCCTCGTTGCTGTTCCATCACTGCAGTATATTCCAAGGTACCAAACAGACCTTCCCATGCCGCTGCAAAACTGGCACCACCTCGTTGTTTGTCTTGGATATAATGATCGGTCATTACCGGACGCAGTTGTCCAACGATGGTTTCTGGCCCCATGTTAAGAGCACGGATGGCCGAGGGATATAGACTGTTGATGTCGATGCTGCCGACCCAGTCGTGCATGCCTTTCTTGGGATAAGCAACATAGGCACCTGCGGCTTGAGTATCTTCATCTGTGAACCTTTCTTTGCGTACCGGCACTACCATGCCGCGTTCATGGGCTTCGTTGATAATGGCCTGCTCTGTGACTGCCACTGCGCCCATGGTAGTAGGCAACAGCACAGTGTTTTCGTGTGCCAGTGTATTGGCAAGATCTAAGAAACGCAATTTACGATCAATATCAGCCAATCCCCGAACATCCTGGCGGTTGTATTCAATAAAGGTCTTCCAGTTTTGATTGTATAATTGATCCAAGGTACCTTCAAATTTGGTCTTGCCTCCCAGTTCCTCATATTCTAATATGGCGTCAAGGCTGTAACTGTGACGCTCTTCATAGGTATATTTGCGATACAGTTGCATGTAGTCAAGATGTACACGACCGATGAGATCGAAAGTGAGATTCTCGGCACCAAATCGTTCAAAGGTGCGTTGCTTGGGCATTTGATCCCATAGACAAAATCTGCGTGTGTCGTCTTTAGAAAGCACACGGGTGGTACGCATCACGGTGTAAGGGATATCGTAGCCTTCGGAGTTCCACCCTGACAGCACATCGGCATCTTGTATGAGATTAAGAAAGGTATCCAGCAGATCTCTTTCTTCCCTGAACACAAATGTATTAGGAAACTCAGCCGCGATCTCCGTGGCTGTTTCCTGGCTCATGTGCTTAGGAGGCATGACCAAGGTCACTAGTTGATCCAGCCAGTCAAGGTACACGGATATGGCTGTGATGGCATTGAAAGGGTCCTCAGGACGACTAAATCCTCGAACAGGGTCGAAATCTACTTCAATGTCAAAAAATGCTGTGTTCAATCTCGGAGCATCTTGTCCTTTATAGTTCTCTTCCAAGCAGCGGAAGATAGGATTGATATCACCCTCGTAGAGATTCTTACCTTTCTGTATGGCCATTTCTTTACGAAACTCTTTTGAGTTGCGAGTAGAGAAACGGGCCACAGGTGTACCGTAGATCGATCGGAACTTGCCCCGAGGATCGTCATAGTAAAAGATGTAGTTGGCTGGAAACTCGTCGTAGTAGCGTTCGCCGTTGCGGCGACCTACGATGTGGATGCGATCGTGATCGCGATCAAAAAGTGCGTCGATGTAACTCATTGCTCTCCTGGCAGTTTATGGCCTGCCTATACCGTTCTACATGCCCGTGTCGTGGGCGAGGCGCTGTTGTGATAACAGTAATTATAAAGTTTTGCCTACAGTGGTAAGAATATTCTCTAACAAGGAATGATCCTGTTGCTCTTTGCCAAACTCAGCCTTGTGGGCGATCCGGATGGCTTTTTTTAGGATGTTGGGTTTAATATCCAGTTCTTCGGCCACGGCCTTGATAGTGTCACTAAGGCCACCGTTGAGAGTTTCAATTTCATGCATGACCTGCATGCCTTCGTTAATGATTTGGGTAAGTTTGGCTTTTTGTTCTGCGGAAAAATTTCGGTTATCCATAATGTCTCCTTAATAGACATGAGTATATAACAAAGATTACGGGATGTCAAAAGAATCATGCTCACTTTGATGATCTGGGTAGCGATTCCGATCACGCAGGCAGCAGCCGCCCATTCACCGTAGATCTAACGGTCCTAAGGCGAATCCTTCAATCTATGATATATTTCAACTTGATCCAGCATGTCTTGTAATATAGGATCGGATTCTGCTGATTCAAAAATGTCTCTCCAGAGTTGATGACGTAACATTTTTTTCCGTAAAGGCCCTTCCCGGATCATTTCTCTGTCGAGGCTTCCGACCATACGGCGATAAACAGTGTCTCCACCGTCGGGGCTTTCATAGATGTAGGTTTCTTCTCTGTCGCTCATTTGGTCCCAATGACCATGAATCTGGTATATTTGGTTTCAGGATCTTGCAATGCAAGTTTACCTTGATATAGCACAGTTGTCAATGGGTAACGGTCAATGATGTCTTGGGTGCCGCGGAACTGAGCGCCAGGATCACGATCTCTGGCCTGCATCACTACCAAGGTTCCGTTGGGTATGTTATCAAACCATGACCGTCCAGGCATGTCAGTGAGGCTGGTATTGATGACCACACCATTGGACCCTAACTGTCGATAGTCCAGGTCGTTGGCATCGGCCAGCATGTGCTTGACATCGTCGGCACCGATGTGATCCAGCATGCGGCGGCTCTGTGCCAGCATGCCTTTATTGCGTTCCACATTGATGATGATACCGTGATCAAGCAAAGGCAGGAGATGCATGTAAAGGCTGATGTTACCAAACCACGATCCCAACACATAAACCGTGCCAATGTCAGGTCTTATGCGAGCCAGTTCTTGTAACAGCCAGACCTTGCTGGTGTTTAAATCATGAGTGAAACTGCCCTGGAGGCTGTAACCGCTGCTCTCAGTGAGATCTCTTATGTTCATGCAGGTGAGTAAGGATTGCGAGCACTGTCGGTGCCATCATCCTCGGGCCATACAGGATAGGTATTCATACGCCCGATGCGGCTATGGCCGCTCCATTGTTGAAACTAGGGCTCCAAGAGTTTGGGTTGCGACCTTTGCGCTTGTACCAGACATATCCCGCTCGATGTCCTGAGCAGTCTTTGGTACAAGGACTGCCGTGGAAACTCAACTCATCCAGTTGTCCATCTTCGTTGTGTTTCTTCCTGCCTTGGCAGTGGGCACGCTGGCTGAAACCTCGGGGCCTGGCGCAGTTGATACTGCGTTTGTATTTTTGCGACCATTTCTCAGAAATGAATTCAGTGGCTCTCATTTAGTTACAGGGCCACCTTCCACCCAGGCATCGCAGGTACGCTTGGCAGCACATTTGAACTTTAGGAACTTGCAATAGCCTAGTTGACCAGCGTCAATGGTATCATGTGGATCGCTGCCAGGTTCCGAGCCAATGCCCTTGGCGATACAATCCAGCATGTCTTCAGAGATGTCAAAGGCCGCACAGTTGCCACAACGGTTGTTTTTCACTGACTCTATGTCATCAGTGTTCCATTTATCTGCCAACCCCTGCCAGTATTCATCGTTGGGCTCCGCAGGATTAAGCGGACCATAATGATATTCGTCTATAGCCGTTTGGCGGTTTTCAAGATTGAGATCGATGCTCTGTGTGGCCGGAGGACAACCTTTTTCCAAGGCTTCTAATAGATTGATGTAGTTTCTCATTTTTTCTTCGTGGCTACATTCTTGGCAGCGCCGCGCCTTTCTGGATTGGGGTCTTCTCGCCGTTTCCGGGCTGCTGCCGAAGCGCGACCTTTTTTACCAAGTGAGTGTGCCTTGCTTTGCGGCAAGCATTTTGGTTTGCCTTCTTTCTTGCTGCCACGGGCACATGGTCCCATGATCTTGCCCTGTGGATTGAAACGCACCCATTTCTCACGGAACCACTTTTTCAGATCTTCAGTGATGAATTCGTTGGCTCTCACTTTTTCTTTCCGCCAGTGCCCCAGTTGGCAGCGCCTTTTTTGCGGCATTGGACCAATGCACCCGATGCATAGGCCGATGGCCATACTTTGTAGCGGCTGCGCACTTTGTTATAGCAGGCATCTTTGCCGGCTTCGCCT